GTCACCACCTGTGTATGAACCGCTGAATGCATTGTTATACACGTTAGCTGCAGTAAGTTGCTTAGCAGAAGCCATTGCTCTTGCTAAAGCTTTAGTTAGTCTGGTTGACAACTTATCATATAAGTTATCTTCCATAGCTTCCTCAGTTAATGAGAATGCTAGTGCTACAGTCTTGTGAGTGTATCGTGATACATATCCTTCACCTGAATCGGCGTAAGATACTGGTGCACCTTCGAACTTCTCACCTGCATTACCAAAGCCTGGGAAGAGTACTTCTTCTTCGAAAGCTCTGTTGGATGTTTCCTCATCGAACAAGACGGCATGTTCGTTTTCGTATCTGTTATACTCAGTTCCGAAAATCGCGTTTAGCCCTGGCTCCAGTTCTTTAAGGATTTGTGCTCTTGATATAGCCATAATTTATCCTCCTATTATATTCCTGTTACGCCAGTAGCGCCTAGTCCAAATTGATGAGTATTGATTTTCACCAAAATATCCATAGATGTTCCAGCTGATGTGAAAGAATCATCTAACTCAGCACTACCTAATACAGTTAGTGGGAAAGTGTTAGTTGTGTTCTTTGTGCTAGAATCTGCTACAAGACCTGATTTGTGTGTGATAGCACTACCTGTTGGTGATGCTACGATTTGTACGTTCTTACCTACGTCAGCAGCTGCAAGAGCTGTTGTGTCTTGGTCTGCTTCGATTTGGAAGATGATATCTGGATCATCATATACGTACACTTTGTATTTGTCTTTAGCTACAGTTGAAGCTGGAATACTTCTGACAAACTTAACTTCTCCAGTTGCGTTGTCAACGTATTCGGCACCCCAGAAAACACCTACGACTGCGCCTGGTGAAGCTGCTCCCATATCAGTAACAATGTTACCTGATGAGAAAGTCACGAGATCGCCTTCGAAGAATGCACTAGGAGCAGTAGCAGCAATTCTGTAACCATTAACACCACTAAAGTTATTGGTTCTTACGATACCACCTTTAGCGTGCTTAACTGGCTTTAAACCATATGCCATGTTTTACCTCCGTTGTTATTGTTATGCAAAGCAGAGGTAACCAAACGATTAGTCCTCAAACTTTGCGTTTCTTCCTCCGCCTACTGAGACGGAAGACTGTTCGTCTTGGCTTATAGGTGCAACAGCGCTATTGTTCTTTTGCAATTCGGAGTTGACTGCTCCTTCTTGCGCCTTGGTTTTGTTAGCAAAGTATTCATTTCTTTGGTCAACAATTTCTTGATCAACCTTCATCAAAATTAAATCACCTGATCTAACTATACCCGCATGTTTACCTGTGTCTAAAACATCCGCTTGCCAGTCGCCGCCAAGTTCTTCTGGTCTAACTGGCTCGTATCCTTGACGAGTTCTTTCATGGACATTTCCTGCGTGATCATCACCCAAGAGTTCATGTCGAACCCATCTATAGTGTACACCATCTGGAGCCTTTGGAGTTTCCAATTTGCTCGGTGGAGTCCACGTCTTTTTGCGAGTACCCGAAGCTCGCGTTGTTCGAGTTGTCTTAGTAGCCTGTGTCATTCATCTACTCCTTATCTCGCCGAGCTGTCTCGACGCATCTTTTGTCGCGCATATTCTTGTAAAGATACTCCTAACTTATTAGCAGTCTCTACTTCTGATTTAGTCAATGTGACCTTTTGCTTGCCACTGGGGGAAGTGCGCGTTCCACCCGCTACTACTTGTACTTTTTTTGCTGTGTTTGCTGCTTTGAATTTTTCAGGAAACTCAGAACGGATGCGAGCATCAAGTTCACTGTAGTACTCATCAGGATCAGCGTCAGGATATACACCTTCATCTATTAACTCCTTATGTATTACCATGGCGGCTTGGGTCATAATCTTTTCAGATTGGTTTTGCCCACCAAACCATGAGTTTCTTTTTTGCCACTGCACTGCTCTTCTGTCTGGGACAGGTGCGTTACCTTGTGGCTTCTCAGCAGTTTCTTCAGCAGAAACTTTTTTAGTAGAAGTTGACTTTGCTTTCTCTTCATACTGCTTTACAATCAGAGACTCTGCTTTAATTGATGCTAGCTTATCAGTAGCTTCAATCTCTTTTTCAAAGTCGCCTGCTTCTTTAGCAGCTTTAAGAGATGACAATACTTCTCTTTCTTGAGCCTTGAGTCTGTCACCATACTGCTTAACTGCAGCTAGTTCTGACTCTGCGGATCTACCTAGAAGTTCTTCGCGTTCCGATTGAAACTTTTGTTTCTCATCTTCTAACGCTTTTAATCTTTCCTCAAGCTCCTTACGTTGCTTGACTAGGCGTTTGATTCGCTTCTCAGCTCGTTTGCCATATTTGCTTTTGTCATCAGATTCTTCCTCTTCAGCTTCTGGTTCTGCCGATGCTTCTTCCTCTACGGGTTCTTCATCTTCAGTTTCATCTGTTTCGGGAGTTTCTGGTTCTGGAGCTGGCTGCTCTTCAGGTTGGCTTTCTTCCTGCCCACCTTCATCGATCTCAATCTCGAGTTCTTCCTCTTGATTAAGTTCTTCTTGTTTTGGGTCTTCTATCATTTATACCTCCGTCAGTTGCGAACTGCGTTTCACGCTGTGAACAATATAATACCACATATTGTGGGTATATTGCAAGTGCTTATCTATGTTTTATTTTATCTGGTTCTGGTACGATTGCGACCACTTCATCATCATTAATGATCGAATAGTCTTCGTTTTCATACTTGAACTTCAGCCCAACGTACTTTCCAGTAAGCACATAGTCGCCTACTTTACACCATGTTGTTTCTGATTTGTCCAGATTCTTGTAGCATTCTGGACCCATATCCACTACTTGAGATACTACGCAAGCAAATTTCGCGAGCTCTCTGGATTGGTCAGATAACAAGATTCCACCTGATGTTGCCATTGGTGGTTCCCATGGTTTCAGTAACATACGATAGCCTTGTGGCTTTGGTAGTTTACTCATCATTACCTCCTGCAATGTCTTTGTACAATTTCTTGTACTCCGTTTCTAGTCTATCAGACATATCGTTTAATGTCTGACCTATGCCTACTAAAAATCTATAGGCAGCATAGTCATCAGCAGACCCGCTGAGGAGTTGCTGATTATTGGCAGCAATTGCTTCTGCCAAAACTTTTTGCATACGTTCTTTGTAATTCTTAACTTGATCTAACATTTGTTCTCCTGTGACCTGAAAGTGGGGGGCACCTGGAAAGATACCCCCGAAAGTGAGATTACTTAATGTCTATAATCTTTTCCTTCTTCTCTTCAGGAATTATCTTTTTAAGTTTAACACAAAGTAGTCCATCTTGCAACCCTGCATCTTCAACCACAAAGTCATCAGCTAGTTGGAACTGTTTACTAAAGTTCTTTTCTGATATGCCCTTGTGTAGCATTTGCTTTGACTCTTGCTTATCTTTCTTTTTACCTGTGATGGTTAAAGTATTTTCTGCATACTTAACTTTCACATCGTCTTTGGTAAAACCAGCAACAGCCATTTCGATCTCATAGTTTTCAGAGTCTACTTTTTTAATGTTATATGGTGGGAATGATGTGTACTCGAATGAGTTCATTCTGTTGAATAGATCATCAAATCCTATCCAAAATGGATTGTATTGTTCTAGGCTTGTCATAATATACCTCCTTTGCAAGCGAAGTTTACTAGCCCCTTACGGCGGCTATGTGTATTATATAGGAAGTATTATTTATTTGTCAAGGCTGACAGTGGATTATTTAATGCTTTATTTATTTCTAAATTTAAATTGTCTTCAATTATTTTTAGCTCATCAAATATTTCGCGCGTATCTTCTTTCTGGCGATCTTCCACATCATTCACAATTTCTGTAATGTGTCGGATGTCACCATTCATACTACGCAAGTCTGCCTTCATATCGTTCTTTAAATCTTTTGCTACGTCTGCTACAATAGTTATTTCTGCTAGTACAGAATCTAATTCACTTTTAATTACTGCTATTTCTTTTTCCAGATAAGTTAGATCAGGAGCTGTATACTCCTGAATCTTTGTTTTCATATCAAGATAGTCTTTGTAAAATTCAAAGCCGCCCCACAAAGCACCACCCAAGGTACCAAGCAAAGACAGTATAATGAAAATTTTACCACCTTTAATTTTAATTCCTGCATATTCTACCTCTGCCATTGTTGATTCACCATTTGCTCCATTAAATAATCGTTGCCCATATCATACATTATTGCGTATGGATCTTCAAGGGGTTCCTGCATAAATACTACAAAATTATTATCTGCCATTTGTTTTACTTGATATTGCTCAAAAGCTTCTGTATCAGCTAGCTGTGCCATGACAGCCAGCTTTACATTATTCAGTACAGTTTGATTGCCTTCCTCTATAACTCGTGCCATGATTTTTTGAGCAACTCGTTCTTTTGTTTGTTGCGGCTGTACTGTTTCTTGCTCGCTTTCTTCCTCTGCCTCCACAGCGGATTCTCCAGCAGTTTCGCTATCGGGTTCTTCTTCCGTAATATCCATTTCGATGTTAATCTCATCTGCTATTTCCTCCATTTCCATATTTATATCTATGTCTAGTTCTGTTTGCATCTCCTCTGCAGGAGCAATCTCTTCCATCATAGGGGCTTCTATTTGAATCTCTACCATTTCAGGTTCCACTAAATCAAACTCAAAAGATAACATATCACCTTGAGGATCTTGTATATCTATTTCAAAAGATATATCTTCATACATTTCATAGCTAGTTTCAATCAAATCCATTTCAATAGAATCTAATACTTGGTCAATAACTGTTTCAATAATTTTATATGTAGCTGTAAAGTAATAATCAGAAAAGCCTGGACCATAATATCCGCTACGATACCCAGCATCAATACCGTACAATTCTAATTCAGCTGAATTAAATATTACTGATGTTACGTCTTGTGTATATTCGTAAGCCTTGGAACCAGACCAATTAATATCATAGTAATTATGAGTATAGGTTTTTACTAGAACGGAATTGTTATAGAGATTGACTGTAATTTTGAACTCATCTCGACAGTCATATGTTGTGTCAGCACATGCAGGTAAGTTTGAATTTGATGTATGACTGTAGACAGTGCTTCCGTATTTGATTGAATCGATGTTTTCATATTCTGATAAATCAATGTCGAAGTTTTTTGAGCCTCCTCCAAGGCTTTCGTTTCCTGTAGTAAACTCTGCACCCTCCATACCATAGGAGTTATTAGAGGTTCCTACATCATTAATATTAATATCGGTACTATCTTTTAATAGATTTTCTGTAGTTACTTCTTCTGATTTAGAAGATAGCGAAACCAGTAATGATAGCCAACAGACTACCCACAATATATTTCTCATAGTTTATAGGCTCCTTGTATCCTGGTTTATGTTGTGGATGAGAATCCCATCCTGCTTGTGCTACTTCACCTATAGTTCCAAAATATGGACATGGGGTTCCTGCCATTTCCATTGCATCAAACACTCTAGGATCTTGACACAATACAGATACTGCAGCTACTTTCATTCCCATACCATATAAAGCACGAGATAATTTTAATCTTTCACAGTTCTCATCTGTACTAACAGTTGCTCCTGCTATTCCAAGTATTTGGGTTTGCACAGCAGCCGACGAACCCGTGGTACAAACATCTTGATTATTTACGATTACAGATGGCGCTGAAGCAGTACTTGGAGTTTTATCTACTGTTGTAGTTCCAGACACGGTTGATGACACGGTATTGGTCTCAGCATGCAAATTTAAAAATGTACCCATGCAGAGTACAAATATGTATAACGGAATTAAATATTTAAACTTTACCACTTTACCTTGTCCGCCCAGTACGCCGCAGACA